GCTTACTGGTTTTGCGAGACGCTCGGGAGTACCGACATCCAAGAGATTTGGCCGATTATCCCGTCCCAGGTGCGCGCCGTGGCGTCGAAAGATCGGATGATCGACCATTACGTTTTGAACGTGAACGGGAAGTCGATCCTCCTCCCTTACGAAAACCTGATTCACTTCCGAACGATGAATCCGGAGTCCTTCGTCTATGGTCAGGGCGCCTTGTCGGCGGCGAAGAACACCGTCGCGACCGACATCTTCGCGCAGGTTTGGAATAAATCGTTCTTCGCTAACAGCGCCCGGCCCGACGGCGTTTTGGAGTCGGAGCAAGTTCTCCGCGACGATATCCGGACGCGGATTCTCACCGGATGGAAAGAAGTCCACCAAGGTTCGAGCAAGCGCGGCAAGGTCGCCATGTTAGAGGGTGGAATGAAGTTCAAGCTCTTGACCGAAAGCGTGAAGGACATGGACTTCGTGAATTTGCGGAAGGACCTCCGCGTCGAAATCTTGGCGGCGTTCGGCGTTCCGCCTTCGCAGGTCGGCCTCTTGGAATTCGCGAACTACTCGAACATGGAGCAGCAAGATAAGATGTTCTGGAATAACACGCTCCTCCCGCTCATCAAAAACATGGCGCAGACCTTGACCATGCGCGCGGGACAGATTTCCTTCCGGCCCTCGTCGCTCTTCCAGGCTGATACCTCCAAGGTCGAGGCGCTTCAACCGAACATGAAAATGATGGCGGAGACGACCGCCTCATTCGTCAATTCCGGAATTCCGATTAACAGCGTGATTGACGCTCTCGACCTACCTTTTGAACACGTGGAAGGCGGCGATAAACCGCGCGCGCCGCAATCGAATCCTTTTCAATCGAACAACGTCGCCGACAACGCGCCCGCTCCGGCCAAGGCTATTCGAGCGCCGGAAAATAAAGCGATTGACCGGGCCTTGGTACGGGAGCTTCGCTGGAAATCGTTCGATAGCCGGGTGAACGAACACGAAGGCAAGTTTTCGACATCGATGCGCGGATTCTTCGCCAGCCAAAAGCGCCGCGTCATCAATCGCCTCAAAGAACACGCCTCCGCCGTCGTTCGGAACGCGCCCACCGTTCGCGAGATCAGCGGCGGCCGATCAAAAAATCACGATGACACGATGCGCCTCGTCTTTAACCTCTCGCAGGAAGAAGACGCCATGAAAAACGCCTCGGGCCGGATCATCCGCGGCGTCTATTACGATTTCGCCGTGAGCATGGCCCGCCAGATCAAGCCGGAGTTCGATTTCAATTTGAAGGACCCTTACGCCGAGCAATGGATCGCGGCCAAGGTGTCGAGGTTGGTCCGCCAGGCGAACGAATATACGCTCGAACAAATCTCGCAGGAGACCGCCGACGCCGTTCAAGAGGCCGTCGCCGCCGGATTCTCGGAAGGCGACACGATCGCGCAGGTGATTGACCGGATCGATTCCGTCTATCAGTTCGCCATGGACACGCGCGCGGACCGGATCGCGCGGACGGAAACAATCGGCGCGGCCAACGCCGGCGGATTCGAGGCCATGAAAAAGACCGGCGTCCAGCGGAAGGAATGGCTTTCGAGCCGTGACGACCGGGTGCGCGAGACGCATAAGGAACTGGACGGCGTCCAAGTCGGAATCGATGAGCCGTTCATCTCTCCGTCGGGCGCCAAGCTCCAATATCCGGGCGACCCGGAAGCGCCGGCGGATGAGATCATCCAATGCCGTTGTACCCCGACCGCCGCGTCGGAAGACTGATTTCAAAAAACACGTCCCGCCTTAACCGCGGGCAAACAGGAGGACTCAAAATGAAAAATCGAGTGAAAGTAGCGGCGATGGCGACCCTCGCCCTTGTCGCGCTTGCGGTTGCAACACCCGCGAGGGCGGAGACGTACAAAAAGCTCCATGCGGCGGTCCAGCGTATCCTAAGCCTGGCCATCCTGAACGACGTGAACGACGCGACGAGCGGCGTTACGTCCACAGTGGACTTGAGCGGAGGCGACTTGGACAAATGTTCTTTCGCCGTCTATGCCTCGTCCGCCGTCGGTTCTGGCTCGGCCTCGTTTGCGATCCAAGTTTCGCCGGATGGCGGAACGTCATGGGTGCCGACCGGGACAAGCATCTCCGTCTCGACCACGGATGCCAGCACCGTCGCCACGGCCTACTCGGCCAACGCGAACACCGGACCCGGAACCAAATTGAGACTCGTCCCCACCTTGACCGGAAGCACGTCGTTCTATGCGATCAAGGTTTGGGCAATCGCGAACACGAACTAAGCGAATGCTTCGCGGCCTTTTGAGTCCTGCCTCATCGCTACTCTCGCGGGCTTGTCTGGCTCTCGCGGCGTGGATTGACGAAGAGTTTCCGAGCAAGGCTCTTTTGTTGATTGCGCGCCGCGAGCCAGCGGTCCTTCAAAAGTACGTGACGGAGCAAGCGACCACGTTGGCCGCGGCGATCATGATGAAAATGATGGATCAGGAAGGTTTGGCGCATTGCGCTCTATGCCCCCAGAGATTTTCTCTTCGGAGAATCGACGGGCGCTACGCCTGCCTCAATCACTCGAAGGAGGTAGGGGCGGCGAAAAAAGAATTCGCAGTCGCCTAACAAACCATGGAAAAAACAATCAAGAGAACACTCGCGAAAGCCATCGACCCCGAGGCGAAAACCGTCACGGGGTATCCCAGCACGTTCGGATGGGACCGGGATCAAGAGCGGTTCGTTAAGGGCGCGTGGAATCTGAACGACTACCTGAAAAACCCGGTGGTTCTTTGGTCTCACGATATCAGCGCCCCACCGATCGCGAAGACGATAAACATCATGGAAGACGAACACGGGCTTTCCGCCGTCGCTCAATTCAATCCGTCGGACCCGCGTTCGATGGACGTGTTCAATCTCTATAAGAGCGGATTCCTGAACGCCTTCTCCGTCGGGTTTATCCGGCGCGAGTTCGTCATGGAGGACATGGGTAACGGCGAGAAGGGGCTCGCGATCACGAAAGCCGACCTCTATGAATACTCGGCGGTCTCGGTTCCGGCCAATCCCGGCGCGCTCGTCTCGCGCGACATTGCGGAGACAGCGGTCCGCGCCATGGGCGAGAAGGTGATCGAGGTGATTCAGACCAAGGGATTCGGAAAACAATACTTGGTCCTCCCGCTCGGTCCCAAAGACCCGGACGGAGAAGAGAACGATCCGGAGAATCCGGAAGGAACAACCGAGCCGGAACCGGAAGAGCCGGCGGCGGCCGCGGCGCCGGACTTGGAAGCGAGCCTCAAGAGCGTCATCGAACTGGCGAAGATCGCCAAGTCGACGCCCTTGGATAACACGAAGCGGAGCCTTCTCATGACGGCCTCGCAGGTGTTTAACGAAATCCTCCAAGAGAACGGCGACGGGATCAAAGGAGAGGATTTGATCCGTTTGAAAGAAGTTCTCATTCAGTTCGCCGGAGTTCTTTCGCTCACGGCGCCGGAGGCAGCGCCCATCATCCAAAAAACAATTTCACAGATCGAGAAAGCCATCACTGGCCGCGCGGCCTAACGAACCGCCCGTCGATTTGGAGAAGGAGAATCCACAATGCTTACACTCGAAGACGTAGCAAAATCGGTCAAAGAAGCGACCGACGCCCTTCAAAAGGCCCAGGCCGACAATCAGGCCAAGGTCGAACAGATGGTCGAGCAAAAACTCAAAGAGGTTTTGCGAAACCACCCTGGGAAGACGGAGCATCGGACCATCGAGTTCGACGGTCAGATGCCGAACAAAGAGGAAGAAATCCTCGCGAAGATGCCGGCGGAAGTACAGAAGGAAATGGACAGCGTTTACATCATGTCCAAACTCTTCGGTCGCTCTCCGAAGGAATTGAAATCGTGGGGATCATTCGTTCAGAAAGCCGGTGACTTCAAAAAAGCCTTGGACACGTCCACGGCCGGCGGCGTTCTCGAATGGATTCCGACGGGTTTCTCGCCGAACCTTCAAGCGTTGATCCGGTTGCAGCTCAAAGTCGCCGCATTGTTCCCGACGATCCAGATGCCGACCAACCCGTACAAACTGCCCGTGCAAATCGGACGCTTCAAGTCCTACAAACACGCCGAGCAGACCGCCGACACAGGTCAAACGAAGATCACGAAGGGCGATGCGAACTCGATCAGCGCCGCGACGACGTTCACCGCCGTTGCTCACGCGACCGAAGTTCTCGCGTCCGACGAATCGACGGAAGACTCCATCGTGCCGTTGATGCCGTTCATCCAGTCGGAGATCGTGACGACCTTGGCCGAAGGCCGGGAAGACGCGATCCTGAACGGAGACACGGGCGGATCGCATGAGGACACGGACGTTTCTTCGTCGGATGATCGACGTAAACTCTGGCTCGGACTTCGCCGTCTCGCGAATGCGAATTCGTATACGCGCGATCTCTCGACAGTGTCCGCCGACAACCTCTTGGGCCTTCGCGGCGACATGGGGAAATATGGCGTGAATCCGTCGGGCCTGGCGTTCATCACCGGCGTCAAAGGTCTCATGAAGCTCATGGGACTCGACATGGTGTTGACGTTGGATAAATACGGTCCGAGCGCGACCGTGTTGGCCGGCGAACTCGGGAAAATCTTCGGCGTCCCGCTCATCGTGAGCGAATGGGTGCGCGAGGACTTGAGTTCCGCTGGAATCTATGGCTCCGGCGAAACGAAGACGGCGTTGTATTGCGTTAACCGCAATGCCTTCGCAGTCGGTGAGCGGTCGAGCGGCGACGTGAAAGTTCTTCGCGAGCTTTATGCGGAGAGCGGTCAGATCGCCCTCTTGGCGCGTGAACGGGTGGACTTCGAGCCTCTCTATCCGATCGCGACGAACCGGACGATCAATCTCGGCATTAACTTCGCCGGGTAAAAATTCGGGTGTCCTCGGGTGGGTGGGCGCGTTCACTCACCCGAGGCCCCACTTTTTTTAGGAGGTACGAATGCCAAGACTTAAATTTGAAGGACCCGGCCAATACAGCGGCCTCGATAGCGAAATGAAGCGAAACATCATCGCCAAGCCCGGCGATGTTTTTGATTTGTCGGAGGCCAAGGCGGCGCAGCTCTTGAAGGACTATCCGAACCAATGGAAGAAGGAAGGCGCGGCGGCGGAACCGAAGAAGTCAGAAGCTCCCGTAAAAACGCCGGAGCCCGTGAAAGCGGCGGACCTCATCCCAGAACCGGAAGAAGAGGCGCCGGCTCCCAAAGTCAAACCCGTTTTGAAAAAGCCAACACCCAAGCCCGTGAAGTCGTCGGGAAAGAAGCGATAACATGACGGTCGACGCCGACGTTGCGCTCGTCACCTTGGATCAGGCGAAATCCTGGCTCAAGATCAGCGGATCGACGGAAGATTCGATTTTGACCGACCTCGTCAATCGATCCGGCGCGTTGGCCAACACCTACACCGGCCGCCATCTCAAATCGAAAGAATGGACCGAGTATTATGACGGCGACGGCGGAACGGTGTTGCAATTGAAACAGTTCCCCGTGACCGCCATCACCTCAATCAACGTCGACCCGAAGCGCGAATGGTCCGCCGACACGCTCGTCGATCTCACCGCCGACTCTCTCCAAAATATGAACGCCGGAATCGTCCGTCTCTGGAATGCGGGCGGCGCGTTCTGGCGCGGTCGCGCGAACGTGAAAGTGGTTTACACCGCCGGTTATAAAGACGCGACCGACACGCTCGTCCCTTACGATCTCCAAGAGGCCGCGCTTCTCATCATCATGTATTCCTACAAGCGCCACTATCAGGACCAACGGATCGGACTCCAATCGGAAACCATCGGTCAGAAAACCATCGCCTTCACGAATGAGTCGATCCCAAAGAAGGCGCAAGCGATCTTGGACCAATACCGCGCCATCGGAGCCATGACAAATGGCTACTGAATTTAAAATCGTCGGCGTCGACAAGATCAGCGGGACGGCGGCGCAGTTCAAAGCGGCGAAGGCGAAATTCCATGACGTTCTTTTGCGCGAAGCGATGGGATTCGCGAACGACGCCGTGACGCGAATCAAGCGCGACTATTTAAGCGGTCCCAGGCCCGACAAGCTCGGGGTCGGGACCGGCAACCTTCGCTCGAAGATTCGCTATGAGATCGGCGAGTCGGGAAACATTGTCGCGGTCACAGTCGGGACCGACGTTCCCTACGCCGCGGCGCATGAGTTTGGGCGCGCGCCTTACACGATCGTTCCGAAGAAGGCGAACATCCTCTCTTTCCTCATCGGCGGGAAGCGCGTCTTCGCGCGCAAAGTCGATCATCCGGGCCTCCGCCCGAGGCCATTTTTGGAGCCGGGATTCAAAGATGCGCTACCCGACTTTAAGGACAACCTTGAGTCCGGGCTGAAAGCCATCGCGAGCGGCGAAGACGATGGCAAATAGCAAACGGAAACTCCTCTTAAATGCCCTGCGCGACACGATCCTTCCGGCGATCACCACGGGCGGCGGATATAACAATTCCGTACAGACCATTGAGCGCGGCCTTAAGGAGATCGACTCGATTCCTGACTCGTCTTTTCCGGCGATTTATATTTCGCGATCCACCGAGGAGAGGACGAACATCACCATTAATCAGTTTCAGTCCCGCCTTAAGGTCATATTGGTCGCCTACGTCAAACGCGCAGACGGAAGCGCGCAGGAAGTCATGGACGATTTTATCGAAGACATCTCGAAGGCATTGGAGCAGGACCGAAAGCAAGGGGGTCTCGTCAAATGGACCGAAGTAAAGTCGATCGACACGGACGACGGAGACCTGGACCCGCACGCAGCTTGCGCGATCGTGGTCGAGTTCAATTACGTAAGCGAGGGGGTCACGCCATGACGGAAGGAAAGAAAATGGAGAAGAACTACTCGAACAAAGTTCTCAAGAGCGAATCGGCGAAGGAAGAAACCGCTCCGGCGCCGGCGAAAGTTTTGATTTGCGTCGCGGATTGCGAAGCGCCCGGATTTGGATCGTGGAAGCACGGCGAGAAGATAACCGATCCCGCCTTGGTCGCGCGATTCGATTCAAACCCAAACTTTAAAGAAGAAGGAAAGGAGGCAACCCAGCCATGACACTCTACTCGACAGAAGCCCAACAATTTGGGCTCGCAAAGGAAACGGTTCGAGCGACCGCCGAATCCGCTCCGACAAAATGGTATCCGACCAAAGGGCTTGCCGAACTTAATTACGCCCTCAAGCATCTTAACGATGACGCGCTTCGCGGGATCGCGGCCATGTATCCGCCGATCGCGGGACGCAAAGAGGGAAGCGGAAAAGTGGCGATGTATCTCGACGCTCAATCCGCGCCGGAGTTTTTCTATTCGCTCTTGGGCGGCGTCTCAAGCGCCGAAGAGACCGTCATCACGATCGATAACTCGAACAAGTACCTCGACTTCGACATCGGCGGATCGGAGCTTCACGCCACGATAACGACCGGCTCCTACGCGATCGGAACGTCGAGCGCCACGGCGTCGACCTTGTGCAAGGCGATCAAAGACGCGCTCTTCGCAGCGGACGCGACGGGAACCTACACCGTCACCTACAGCCGGTCGACGAAGCTATTCACGATCGCCCGCTCGACGGGAACGCTTAACCTGAAATGGAACACCGGCACGAACACGGCGAGCAGCATCGCAGCCACCATCGGATTCTCGACGGCGGCGAACAGCACGGGCTCGACGAGTTACACCGGGACATCGACGGTTAACTACGCCTTCAAACACACGTTGACGCGGGCCGCCACGATCCAAAAGCCCTCCTATACGTTCTTCGTCGATCGCGGGATGGGTGTTCTTAAATACAACCTGGGGACCGTGCGGAAGATCGCGCTCAAAAGCGGCGTCGATAACTTGATCGAGATGGACACCGACCTCCTCTTTAAAACAGAGGCGAGCGGATCGATTGGGTCTCCTTCCTATCCGACGCAGCGGTATTTGGGATTTCAAGCGGTTGACTTTAAGATCGCCGGAAGCTCAAACACCGACGTAAAGGATTGGTCGATCAATATCGACAATAAGGCGAAGGGCCTTCCCGTGTTGAACGCGAGCCAGGACATTTCCGATATCGTGGCACCGGACCGGCTCACGATCGACGGCGGTTTCACGATTTATTTCGAGAACACCACCGAGCGGGACAAGTTCATCGCGAACACGTCCGTCGCGCTCCGGATGCTCTGCG